ATTACGGACCGTTAAATATAGCCCTTGCCCCTGGCGGTGCTATGAATGGGCTGAGGGTTAGGATGTATGACAAACTGGCTAGACTAAATAACCTGGCTGATAAAGACGCCACGCCCAATTTTGAATCAATAGAAGATACTCTTATAGACCTGGCTAACTATGCAATAATAGGACTATTGGTACAAAGAGGACAGTGGGAAGGCGTTGAATAGTTAATGAGTGAGGCGTGGGTACAAGAGTATGATTTGCTAGTATCCACCCTTGCCATGGAGTATTCTAGAAAATACTCTATAGTTGAAACTGCAGATGTAAAACAGATTCTATGGATGTGGTTCATTACTCATCCAAATAAATATACAGAGTGGTCTAAGTTACCACCTAAAGATAAAGAAAAATTAATTGCAAAGTCATTGCGTAATGCTGCTCTTAAATATTGTGAGCAAGAAAAAGCCCGTAAATTTGGCTACGATATGGTTGACCTTTACTACTACGACCCATCAGTTATCGAGGCATTTTTGCCATCTATCCTGGCAGATAGTTATGAAATACCTAGCAAAATACAGGACCTCAACTTTAAGTTTGGTAAATCAGGAGAAGTAACAGACGGAAATAATTGGTTAGTTCTTAGGTCAGATATAGAAAAAGCATTCAACAAGTTAGCAGAGGCTAAACAAAATATTTTAAGGCTAAAGTTTACAACGGACAACTATGAGTGGAATGACTTAGCCAAAGAATTAAACACATCAGCAGACGGTGCACGCATGAGAGTTACACGTGCAATTAATTCCTTGATTAGAATCTTAGGTGGATGGCGTACCTATACAGATACAGATAACTTAGACGTTAAAGAAGATGAAGAAGAAGATGACACAAGAGCCTAGAGAAATAAAAGATTTATTTAAAAAGGATTACAGCAGGGCAATGGACCTACGTGGTAATCCTATAGGTGATATCTGTGTCTGTGGTTCAGAACTATTTACGGCTATAGTTGCTTTTGAATATGGCGAAATATGTTTCTACTTTCTAGATGGAGAATGTGTAGACTGTGGTTCATTGGTCACCCTACCTACACCAATAGACGACCATGGGATGGATTGTGATTGATGCCTTATTATGACTTTGAATGCAAGGTATGTATGGTGGTATTAGAAACAAATGATTCTGCTCCACCAACTTGTGCATCTTGCGGAAACTTCATGACTCGTATATGGTCCTCTACACCAGTACACTTTAAAGGAAGTGGCTTCTATTCAACAGGAGGATAATGTTATTTAGTGATACACCAGCATGTCTTGGTATTGATGTAGAACTATTCTTTACTGAAGAAAGAGGCAACTATCCTCACCTTGCTGATATTAAAAAAATATGTAATACTTGTCCAGTACGAGTCGAATGCTTTGACTATGCAATAGATACCCTAGTCCATGGAATATGGGCAGGTACTACTAAAGAAGAGAGGGATAAGTACAGAAGAAAGCATGGCATTGTAGGTAAAACTGTTGTGCCAGCATCTGTATTTGATGATGTCCACTATAGTAAACCTGAGTAAAGATGAAGTAAGAGTTTGCACTCTACTAGCAGTAGAGCGCTGGCTTACTAAATTTGGTTCTAAAGATAAACCTAACTATGCACAAGGTAAATTAGATGGTAAGTTAGAGCCAGAAATAAATGCAAACATACGGGCTAATGTATGTGAATGGGCAGTAGCAAAGCAATATAACTTAGGATGGAATACACCTTGGTATCCAAATGCTTTGCACGCTAAACGATATCCAATATCTGATGTAGGAAATAACATAGAGGTTAGGTCTATCAGAACTCAAACTAGTATTCCTTTTTGGGGTAAAGATAAAGGTAGAATTATTATTGGAACTAAATGTTTAGACACAGAATATTATTCTGAAGTAGAAATTTTTGGCTACATAAAGCCAGAACAATTTACTAAAGAAGAATACTATGACAGTTATATAAATGGATGGCGTGTACCTATAACAGAATTTAGGGAGTATGATGTCAAAACTATCTGACTTTGATTTAGACTTATCAGTTGGGCACGAGGGTGAATCTCTTGTTAATCAACTACTAACTAATGGCAAAACCATTGAGGTTAAAACAGACCTTAAATGGAAAGACACTGGCAACTTATATATAGAAACAGTATGCTGGTCTCATAACAACAACGAGTGGTATCCATCTGGTTTGTCATCAACTAAGGCTGAGTACTGGGCATTTGTATTAGAAGGAAGTGTACTGTTAGTATTAACTGATACGCTAAGAAGGGCAGTTACTCTTTGGGGTCATCCAATTACCTGTAACATACCGCCCAACCCAAGCAAGGGTTATTTAATTAAACCAGAAAGAATTTTACAAGTCATACAAGAGTTGTCTAAGTAGAGGGGAACTGCTTAGAAAACAAAAAAGACCCCCGCTCCTAGTATTTCTACTAAGGCGGGGGTTCTTTGTGTCTATAAAGGGCCTTTAAAGGCCGATTAAGGGTATATAACTACTACTTAGTACGCCCAAATTCTGGCGCAGACTTGTCCAAAGCCTTCATAATAGGTCCTACTAGGCCAGCAAGAAATGCTGCAGACAATACCTTTGGGTCACGTTGACCTGCTGTGTATAGGGCTACTGCTGATGCTGCTGCTGCACGTAGGTAGGACATTGCAATTTGTTTTGCTTTTTCTTTATCAAACATTTGTTCTCCTTAAAGGAACTTAATTAATTCAGCCCAAGTTTTTGGACCTATGATTCCGTTAGAATCAATATTACCGTGATTGTCTTGGAACTTAATCACAGATGCTTTGGTCTTAGGACCATAGATTCCATCGGTTTCTAAAGCAAGGGCTTGTTGAACTATCTTAACACCATTGCTTTTATCTCCAGGTTTAATTGTTCCTGGAAATTCTGGAGCATTTGATACTGGCACTTTAGCATTAACTTCATTGCCTTTGTAGTTAGGTCTGCCAAAACCTACGATAGATACCATAACTTTATTTTTATTTTTGGTATAACCACGAGTCTTAACTGCTACCTCACCACCATTACGCTGGTCTCCTTTAGGATTACCAGCAGTATTACCTTCGATACAGACCACAGTTCCATCGTTATTGTTTTCAACTACAATACCAACATGGGAAATACGGTCTACGTTATCTCCAGGAAAATCAAAGAATGCTATATCACCAGGTAGAGGTTTAGCATCCTTAGCATCGGTCCAAGTATTCATCTTCTTATAAGCATTTGCACCTGCAACTGTTGATACACAGTTAGGTACTTTAACCCCTGCTTGGTTGGCACACCACATAACGAATGAGCCACACCAAGGCAGGAAGTTTGCCTTAGTAAAAGCACCATACTTGGTTTCATTATCTTTAGGACCTTCAATAGTCCCTACTTCTTTCTTAGCAATCTCAATGATTGCAGCAACTGTTCCCTTTGTCATTAGTTGTAGTTAGGGTCAATCTTATTTGACTTATCAGTAGCCTGACGATTCTCTACCTCTACATCTGCTACTGTCTTAGCACCCTTGTCTACTGCAGAGAAGGCTGCATTAATTTCATCAAGAGATAGTTTGCCATCATCCATAAATGCACGGGCTAACTTCTCTACTACTGCTGCTACTGCGGTAAGACCAGCAACAGTTACTGCTGTAATGGTATCAACACCAGCGATAGCACCAGCACCAATTACAGATAGACCTGATGCTGCAAATACAGCAACGATACGCATTAATACATTTTTAAGTGAGGCCATTATTCATCATCCTTTGGGTTACGTAAGTTGAAAGTTATACCCCATACAACTAGGGATAAAACAATTGCATAACCAACTACAGTTTTGGCTGAACCTTCTAGCACTACCCAAGCAATAAACATGCCTAGTAATGTCCATAGTTGATTAAAGATATCTGAGAACCAACGCTTCATGGTTTCCTCCTATAAGCGGATACAGCACCAGCGGTTGCTGCTGCTTGGGTTGCAATATTTCCTGCAATAACTGCTGCGACAATAACCTTTTCAGATTCTTCTCGTACTTCTTCAGTCATGTCCGCCCCTACAGAACCAAGTGCATCTAACGCTGCAACTGGGTTAGTAAATATTTCTTGTAGCATTGCTACTGGGTCTTGTAATAATTGAACTGCTATTGCTACTTCTGCTGTAACTACTACACCATTAGATAATTCAACTGGTGTTTCAGGTGCAAGAGTTTCTAATTCAACTTCATCTACCTGTATTACTTCTGGTTCTTCTTCAACAATAGGTGCTTCCTCTTCTACGAGAGGCACTTCTTCCTCAATTGGCGGTTGCTCTTCTTCCACAGGAATAGTTTCAGGTTCGGTAGGTAGTTCCTCAACAATTACTGGAGGTTCTTCTACTAGAACTGGTGGTTCTTCTGCTACTATTTCTTCAACCAAAGGAGGTTCAAATGGAATTATTATCGGCGGCTGTACTACTACAATATCTGGAACTACTGGAGGCGTGGTATCAGGTTCTGGTTCTACTACGGGGTCTGGTGTAGGTTCAGGCTCAGGTATAACAGGCTCAGGTTCTACAGGGGTAGGTTCCAAAATAGGAGCCTCTTCAACCTGAATAATATTTGCTTGTTCTAAAGGAACAACCGTTCCATCAGTTAAACGTGCACCTGTGCGCTCACCACCATATAAAGGACCATTAACTGCATAGGTATATGCAACGGTTCCACCTGTTTGGATTTGAGCAGTAATAACAATACTGGTTACTTCACCACTCATACTTCCATACGGACGGTATGCACCATCTACTTGGAATCCACCATCACTAACATTAATAATGAAGTGAGTATCTGGCATACGGTCAGGCAAAGCCCACCAGTCACGGGACTCAATTGATATAGATGGAGTTAATGGATAGTTCCAATACGTACCATCTGGGCTACCAAAGGTAATGACTGAGTTAGTTGTAGCGTATACATTCTGATATGTAACACCATCATAAACAACTGATACTGTCAGTGGTATCTGATAGGAAACATCATCTCCACCTTGAGTAACAATAGTGGTAACTGATGGTGCAGAATCTTCTGCCCTTGCTGCAACTGGAAATAAAAATAAAGAATTAAAAACTATAAAACAAATTACTAAACTATTTCTTGCCTTTAGAAATAAGTGTGTAAATCTGGTCAACTCGGGTTTCCAATCGGGTAATGCGTCCCTCTAAGTTGTGTCCCCCGTTGCCATCAGGTTTAAGTTCTGACAGATAATGTTTTACTAGCCATCTAATTGATGCTATAAAACTTCCTATAATAGTAGCAACTGATACCGCAATACCAGCCCAGTCAGTAGGTGTCATGTCATTATACCGTCCTAATAGTTACTTCAATTATCCCACCGAATCCATCAAACCTTCTGTCTGGTGGAGTCATGCGAGTAAATGAAATTTGTTCGATAATTACCTGCCGAGTTTCCCCAGTGGTTAGGTCTTGCCAAGTGACAACATCGCCACCTTCTTCTATGTTTTCTAGTATTTGTAATCTTTGTAATGCTGAACCTTCATAGCCAGATACCACATTGTATCTATCTGTCTCTACATCAAAGCAATAAACAGGAAACTTTAAGTTTCTTTGTCTAGGTGTAGCAATAGTAGCCTTTGCTTGGTAGCCCTTAAATATAGGACCAGTTGATGTGGTACTTGAGTCACGATTAAATGTAAACTTATATGCTACATACTCTTGTGCAGTTTGAGGCTGAGATGTAGTTACCTCAACAGCAGTTACCCCTGATTCATAGGTAATATGGTCGTATGGAACATCATTCTTATCTATCGTTGCTAATGTTAATGAACCTTTAGTAAAGTCACCACGAGCAAGGAGACGTTTAAAATTCTTAGGCTCAAGGGTGCCGTATCTAATATAGCCCGTAGTTATAGAACCAGTTGTAGATAAGACTGAGGTTGATTGAATAGCAATACCATTGCTGCCTGATGTGGTAAATGCTAACTGATTTGAATTACCTACAAAATTTACAGTAGTAGCGTAGCCAGTAGCCCCATCTAGGTAGGTATCTTTGGCGTAAGCAAACCGCAATGTCTCAAGTTCGTTACCTAAATCAATTCTATATAGCCCAGCATAACCGTTTATAGAACCAGTTACCCACACAAACCTATCTCTAAATGCAAAGTCTAATCCTGTATTGGCTGCTTCAATAATTAATGGACCGTAAGATAGGTCTCCATTAGTGTCTGATATTGTGGCTACACGTACACCTTTGTTAGTACCAATTAATAGATACCCTAAATAAGATTCAATTTTATGTGGATACTCACCGCTAGGTAATTGCGCTGCAATAATACCTGAGGTAAGAGTTGGCATAACACCAACAGTAGATAAAGTAAATTTATAAATAGCACCACTAGTACCAGAGTAACCAGCAGCATAGATGGCAGAGCCACCCTCTGATATAGATGTCCAAGTCCAGTTAGCATTGGGGTGAGTGTATGCAGCAGTAGGTAAGGTATGAGAAGAACTTTTAGATGCAGTTAATTCATAAATAGATGTACCAATAGCACCAACTAAACGTTGTTTAACCCAGTTAAGAACCACCTTTTCACTACCAGTATTATAATATTCCGTATAGCCCGTGGTTGGTGTGGTGATAAGACCAGTGTAAATATGGTCATTGTCTGCTATAAAAAGATGAGAACCATCTGTTGCAATATCAAGTATTGCAGTATCTAATCCAGCAGTAACTGCATTTGTATACTCAACCGCAGTACCAGCACTAGTATAGTTTTTAATAGTTGTACTTGCTGGAATCCAGCCAAGCAGTTTATCTGTAGAACCATCTACAATAGATAAAGATTTATATACACCGCTAGTTACACCGCTAAGGTTGGCTGTTTCTTTGAGTAAGGTAACCTCACCCTTAGTCCAAACATCTACATTGTTAGTATA